TTCACAGTAAATTCAAGAAATCCAAATCAAAGATTTATCCTTCCAAATTCTGGAATCGATACCAAACTAATTAATGTTTTCGTTTTGGAAAGAGGTTCAACTAGAGTTAAATATAATTTAAAGGAAGATCTATTTGATCTCGATTCAGAATCAAGAATTTATTTTATTCAAGAAATTGAAGATGAAAGATATGAACTTCTCTTTCCTGATGGTATTTTTGGTAGAAAATTAGAAGATGGTAATATAGTTGAAGTTGAATATATCGCAAGTAATGGAGACTCTGGTAATGGTGTTAATCAGTTTTTGTTTAGTGGAAGATTAACTTTTACAAAAAATGGCACAGAAACAAATTTAACTTCTGGTATATCACTATTAACGACAAATAGTGCTTCTTCGGGTGGTGATGTTATTGAATCCGTAGAATCGATTAAAAAGTATGCTCCAAGAGTCTACTCCACGTATAATAGAGCACTTACTGTTAATGATTATGAGGTTCTTATCCCTTCTAGGATTTATCCAGAAACAGAATCTATTACAGTTTTTGGTGGAGAAGATTTAACTCCGCCTCAATATGGAAAAGTCTTTATAAGTATTAAACCAAGAAATGGAGACTTTATTCCAAACTTAGTTAAAGAAAATATAAAAAACGATCTCAAAAAATATGCGGTCGCTGGTATTGTTCCAGACATATTGGATTTGAAGTATCTTTATGTGGAAGTTGATTCAAAAATCAATTATAATACAAATTCAGCTCCAAGTTCTGCATATGTTTCGAGTGTTGTTAACACTAATGTAAAAGACTATGCAGAATCAAGTGAGTTGAATCGTTATGGTGCAAAATTTAAATATAGTAAATTTTTAAATATAATCGATAGAAGTGATGCCTCTGTTACTTCAAATATAACTACAGTTCAAATGAGAAGAGATTTGAGAGTAGTTCTAAACGCATTTACCGAGTATAAAATTGATTTTGGTAATGAATTTCATATCAAAAAAGATATGTTCAATATTAAATCGACTGGATTTAGGATTGATAGATTAAATCAAACTTTGTATCTTGGTGATAGGGTAGATGGGGTAAATAAAGAAAAGGGAAGTATTTTTCTTTTTATTGTTCCAAATACATCTTCAAAAAGTCACACGATTATAAAAGAAAATGTGGGGTCAATTGACTATAAAAATGGACGAATAACTTTAAATCCTATTAATATTGTATCTGCAAAGAATAAAGACGGACAAGCAATTATTGAAATATCTGCAATACCAAATTCAAATGATGTTATCGGAAAAAGAGATTTGTATTTGCAACTAGATATAAGTAAGAGTAATTTTGAAATGATAGAAGATCAGATTTCTTCTGGATTAGATTTTTCGGCATCAAATTACACTTCACCCTCAAGTTATAGCAACGGGAATCTAATAAGATTATAATAAAATGATAGAAAAAAGAGTTCAATTCAATGATATTGTTAAGAATCAACTCCCTCAATATGTAAGAGAGGAATTTCCTCTCGTCTCAGAATTTTTATCACAATATTACCTTTCTCAAGAATATCAAGGTGGTGCAGTCGATTTAATTCAAAATATTGATAATTATATAAAATTAAATGAAATAACGAACTTAAATCAATCTGTTATTTTAGAAGGACCAATATCTTTTGATAACGAAACCATTAATATTGATTTAGATAATTCTCCAAAAGGAACTTCCGGATTCCCAGATTCTTATGGGTTGTTAAAAATAGGTGATGAAATTATCACTTATACTGGAAAAACTTCCTCCTCTTTTACTGGATGTATTAGAGGTTTTTCTGGTGTTTCTTCATATCAAAAAATTGATAATCCTGAAGAATTGGTTTTTAAGTCAACTCTTGCTCTAGAGCACTCCAAAGGTAGTATAATTAAAAATCTAAGTGTTTTATTTTTAAATGAATTTTTGAAAAAAATAAAGAGACAATTTTTACCTGGATTTGAAGATAGAAGTCTTGCTGTTAGAAAAATTCCTAGAGTTGCTGGTGGTCCAACAAACGATTTTCCATTAGATCAAAATATATTCATAAAACAATCAAAGGATTTTTATTCATCAAAAGGAACAGATCAGTCCTTTAAAATTCTTTTTTCTGCTCTTTATGGAGAAAATGTAGAAATAATAAAACCAAGAGAATTTCTTTTTAGACCATCGGATGCTGGTTATAAAATAACCAATGACTTAGTTGTAGAAAGTATATCGGGGAATCCTTTTGAGTTAAGAAATTTAACCTTAAAACAAGATACTTATGGTAACATTAATGCGGCTAATGCGCCAATAACAAAGGTTGAAAAAGTAAACGTAGGTGTTAATACAAATTCATACTATCAAATTAGTTTAGATTCTGGATATGATAGAGATATCATAGTAGACGGCGCAATTTATGGCAAATTCTCAGTTCATCCTAAAACAAAAGTAATCGGTCAAGTTTCCATAGGTCAAACTTATATTGATGTCGATTCAACTGTAGGATTTCCACAAAGTGGAGAACTTTTTGTACAGTATCCAAGTGGAAACTCTGGAATTATTAGTTATAAATCTAAATCATTTACTCAATTCTTTCAATGCACTAATAATACAGAAACAATACCAGATAATACTTCAATTGATATTAATACTTTTGCATACTCTTTTGCTGGAATTGGATCAACAAATCAAATTAAGATCAAAATTCGTTCAGTTCTAAATTCTTTAAACATCAATAATTCTGGGTATTATCATACTCCAGGAGAAACTATCAAAATAAAAACTCTTGGAATTTCTCCAAAAGAAAAGTCATTAAACAACTGGTATTTTAATACTGCCACAACTTTTAATGTAAAGAATATAAAATTAGTAGGATCAAAGAATTATGAAATTACTTTATTTGATATGCATTCTTTCAGAGTTAATGATCGAATAACAATTACTAGTTCTGATAACTCTTCATATTCTTTCACTATTACGAATATTTTAAGTAGTAGAATTTTTAATTGTGAAGGACCTACGACTTTAAATATGACTCTATCTTTTACTGTTAAGAGAAATAGATTAAAAACTTCATCTACAAAATATCCTATTAATAATTTTGATGCTAATGTTCAAAATACATATCAACTAAAAGATAAAACTTTAGTATCATCTTCATCTCTCCCATATTATTCCAAGTCGATTGATCCTCAAATTTTATCATATACACTAGATGGATTAGTTGGTGCTGGAAACACTTTTACAATCACTTCAGGTGTTGATCATGGATTTTATACTGGCGATGCTGTTTACTATACTCCACAAAAAAATGGGGAAACTATTATAAGTTCTCTGTTTGATGAGGGAATTTATTATGTAAAAAGAGTAGATCAAAATCGTATACAATTATCTAGAAGTAGATCTAACATCTTCAATAAAATTTTTGTCACTTTAGATTCTGAAAAATTCATAACAAACAATAAAATAGAAATTTTAAGATTTAAAGAGAAATCTCTTACACACCAAAAACTTTTAAGAGAAATTTCTAATCCAGTAAATGACAGAAAAATCCATGCAACTTTACCTGGACAAACGGGTATTTTCGTCAATGGAGTTGAAGTATTAAACTATAAATCAAAAGATTCAGTTTATTATGGAGATATTGAAGAAGTAGAAGTTATTAGTGGCGGTCAAAATTATGACATTGTTAATCCACCACAATTAATCATACAAGACGCAATAGGAGTTGGAGCTACTGGTTATTGTTCAATAAAAGGATTTTTAAAAGAGATAAGGATTTCTGACCCTGGATTTGATTACTCAGAAACTCCAAAGGTTATTATATCTGGAGGAAATGGTGCCAATGCTACTGCGGAAGCAATTTTAACAGACACTTTACACGAAGTTTCTTTTAATTCCGAAGAAAAGAGTGGAATTGTAAATATCACAAATAATACTTTAGGATTTACTACTTACCACAAATTTAGAAATAATGAATTAATCATATACAAAACTTTTTCTCAAGATGGCATTTCTGGATTAACAACAGATTCAAAATATTATGTTTCTGTTCAAAATTCTACTACAGTAAAACTCCATAAAACATTTAATGATTCTGTTTTAGGAATTAATACTATCTCATTGACGGGATATGGTAAAGGGAATCATTCTCTTGAGGCATTTAATAAAAAGAAATTAGTAAGTTCTATTGTAGTAATGAACAATGGAAGTGGATATGAGAATAAAAAAAGAACTTGTTCTTCTGTTGGAATTGATACATCTTTAAATACAATTACTATAAAAAATCATGGTTACAACTCTGGTGAAATTGTAACATATAGTGTAGATGGATCTTCTGCTAGTGGTCTTTCAACTACATCAAGATATTATGTTACAAAATTAACCGACAACACATTCAAATTATCAAATGTTGGATTAACAACTGATAGTTTAGACTTTTTCTATAAAACAAAACAATATGTTGATATTGACAGTGTTGGTGTAGGAACTCACATATTTAATTACCCAAACATAACAGTAGATATTGTAGGTAATATTGGAATTGCTTCAATTTCCAATCAACAATTCAAATGTACAGTTCAACCAATTTTTCAAGGAGAAATTACTTCTGTTCACTTGATTAACGGTGGTGTAGGATATGGATCTTCAGATATTATAAACTTCTTTAGAGAACCAAGTATTGAAGTTTACAGTGGATCTGGAGCAACTTTATATCCTATAGTAGTTGATGGAAAAATATCTGAAGTTTTAGTTAATGATAATGGTGATTCCTATACTTCTCCTCCAAAAATAATAATAGATGGTGATGGGACAGGTGCATCCTTAACCCCTATTCTTACAAATGGGCAAATAACTTCTGTAAAAATCATTAATTCTGGAAAAGGTTATTCACAGAATCTAACAACACTTAAAATAGTTTCTCCAGGTTCTGGAGTGAAGTTTAAAACAAAAATAAAAACTTGGACTATCAATTTATTTAAAAAATATTTTGATATCTTAAATGAAGATGATGGTGTATTGGTAGAAGCACTCAACAAAGATTATGGGGTCCAATACTGTCATTTATATGCACCAAGAGAGTTAAGAAAAACTTCATATGCATCTGATATATCAGGCAATCCTTTATATCTTGAACCAGATCTCAACACTCTCAACAATACTGAGATTATTTCATCGACTACAAATCAAAATCATTCTCCCATAATTGGATGGGCTTATGATGGAAATCCGATTTATGGCCCTTATGGATATGCTACTAAAAATGGCGGCGGTTTAATCGTTAAGATGAAATCCGGATACAAACAATCTCTAAAGTCTAATAGACCTTCTTTCCCTTCAGAATTTTTTGTTGAAGATTTTGACTTTTTACCTTCAGATGATGAAACAGTTTTAGACGAAAATAACGGAAGATTTTGTAAAACTCCAGATTTCCCAAATGGAGTTTATGCATATTTTGCAACTTTTGAGGATAGTTTAGATCAAGGTGGAATTTTTGGTGGATATAGGAGACCAAAATTCCCATATTTAATTGGAAAAAATTATCATTCTTCACCAAATAAATTTAATTTCAATCCAGCATCTAATCAAGATAAGTACAATTTAAATACCAGCAGTTGGTTGAGAAATTCATCTTCATATAACTTTAATGAAGAAAATAGTAATTATGATTATCTCATTTTCCCAAATAAATTCAAAGAACAAACATCTCAAATAAAAACCACAAGCGTAGGTTCTGTAGAAAGTATTGGAATTATAACTGGGGGATTAAATTATAAAGTAAATGATAAAATATTATTAAATCCTTCTAATACAAAAGGTCAAGGATTTTCTGCAAAAGTATCAAGATTATCTGGTAAAGAAGTAAGTTCAGTTAGTCTTTCTTCCACCACAATTAATAATATTGAATTTTATCCTTTAAATGGTGATGGAAGTTTTATTGGATTTTCATCATTACCTCATGGTTTAAATGATTTTGATTTAATTAGAATTTCTGGTTTAAGTACAACATCATCTTTTATTGAAGGATCTTATAGAGCAGGAATAACAACAAATAAACTTTTAGTTGTTGGAGTTGGAACTACCTCTTTAGGAATATCATCAACTGGTATTACTGGAATTGTAACTTATATTCCAGTGACTGGAAATCTGTTTTATCCAAATATTAAAGAAAATGATATTTTACAGATTGAAAATGAAAAAGTAAAAGTCTTAAATATTGATCCAGTTTCTTCCAGAATTAGAGTTTTGAGACAAATTGATGGGACGGTAGGATCTGCTCATACAGCAAATACACCAATATTTGAAATTTCCAAAAAATTCAATGTCAATTCTGGATATAGTACAACCTTCTCAAATTTAAGAAACAAAGAAATTTATTTTAATCCAAAAGAATCAGTTGGTCTTGGAACTATTTCTGGAGTTGGTATTGGATCAACTCTCACTTTTTCAAATCCTGGAGCTGGAATTACTCAAACTTTTATTTCAACTAAAACAATTTATCTCCCAGACCATAGATTAGAAACTGGAGATAGTTTAATCTATAATTCAAACGGTGGATCGACCATAGCGATTTCTACTAATGGCATCAGTTCAATTAACGTCTCTGATGGAGCGACATTCTTTGTAGCAAAATTAACTTCAGATTTAATTGGTATATCTACAGTAAAAGTTGGTTTAGGGACAACAGGAACATTTGTTGGAATTGCTTCAACAACATCAAGTCAAAGCACTGTTTTCTTTACTGGAATTGGGACAGGAGTTTATCATAGTTTTAAAACAAACTATTCAAATATTCTAACAGGCAGGATTGATAAAAATATTGCTATCGTTTCCACAGCAGAAACGCATGGATTAACAACAGGTGATAATATCACAATATCAGTAAATCCTTCTATAGCAACAACTTTTTATGTTAAGTACAATGAATATAACAGAAGAATAACAGTTAATTCAAAAACATTTGCATCCGCAAATATTGATATTGAGAAAAATTCTATTAATATTTCTAACCACGATTTATACAATGGTCAAGTTGCAATTCACACTTCATCGTCACCCTCTGGAGGATTGCAGAATAATAAAATTTATTATGTTTACGTTGTAGATGAAGATACTATAAAACTAACCGAAACTCTTTATGATTCAACCTCTTCAAAACCATCTATTGTCAATATCACTAGTTCTTCTAGTGGAACTTTATCGTTAGTTAATCCACCGATAGACATTTACAGAAATTCAACGATACATTTTGATCTTTCTGACCCCTCTTTATTTCATCGTCAGGGTACACTTACAGTAGCATCTTTTGATTTTAATATTTTTACTGACAAGAATTTCTCGAAAAAGTATGAAAGGATAGAAAATAATAATTTAGTAGTGGAAAAAATTGGTACAGCGGGTGTATCGACAAGCGTTAAAGTATCAGTAACTATAAACAAAAATACCCCACAACTCTTATTTTACAACTTAACACCTGCAAATTTAATATCAATTCCAACTAATAAAAAAGAAATAGTTATTGATACAGATGCATATCAAAATAATACTATCTTTGTTAATGATAGTTTATATACAGGATCTTATGATGTAACTGTTTCTACTGGTTCTACGTTTACATATAATCTCTTAGAACATCCAGAATCAACTGAATATACCAAAAATAATTCACTAATAAAGTATGATACAAATTCTATCACAGCCTTTGGACCTATTGAAGATATTGATATTGTCAGTAAAGGTTTTGGATTTGATGTTATTCCAGGAATATCTACGATTTCAAGTAAAACTGGATCTAATGCACTTTTAGAACCACAAAGTTCATCGATAGGAATAATTAAAAAAGTTAAAATTGAAAATATTGGTTTTGATTATTCTGCAGATTCGACAGTTAGACCAATAGCAAAAATACCTCAAGTTTTAAAGGTAAAACCTTTATCATCCTTTGATTCTGTCGGCGTTACATCTGTGGGTATTGGTTATATAACTGCTCCAAAATTAATTGTTATTGATGGAAACACTAGAAAACCAGTTCTAGATATAGATTTAAGATATAATACTGAAAATGATACTGTAACTATTCTCAAAAATACAAAAGGATTATTTGCAGTAAATCCTACAATCATTCCTACACAAAATTGTAATGGGGTTGGGATTTCCAGTGTTTCTTACAACCCAGCAACAAAAGACGTTACCGCTTTTCTTTCTGTTGGATTTACAACTGTGGGAGGATTCCCATTCTCGGTCAATGACAAAGTTTTAATCGAAAATGTTGGTATAAAAACTGTTGGGGCAGGATCAACTTATAAAGGTTATAATTCTGAAAATTATAATTATGAATTATTTAAAATTAAAAGTATAAATCCAAATTATGGTGGTTTGGGAGCAAGTATTGTTTATA